AATTTGCAAATGAAATACCTCTTCTAGAGGATGATGCATACGCATATGAGAATATACTATCAGATATGGCAAGGGCCCTAGTATGATCAAACAAATATTTTTAATCGTTTCTTTATTGGTATCTTCGTTTGCAGTACAAGCAACAGAAAAATGGCCATTCCTTGAAGAGTACGAACCCACAACAAAAGAGTTAAGGTGTATTGCTAAAAACATATACTTTGAAGCACGTAATCAATCAGTAGCAGGCCGTAGTGCAGTTGGCCTTGTTACTATCAATCGTATGTATGATAAAAGATGGCCTAATACAGCATGTGGTGTTGTCTTTCAAGCCAAAGTATGGGATAATAACGTACCAGTTCGAAACCAATGTCAGTTCAGCTGGTATTGCGATGGTCTATCAGATACTATACGAGTGATGTCTGATTGGGATGATGCAATCTATCAGGCTAAGAATGCTGTTAGATTATTTAATGGAGGAGCTGATTTTACTGAAGGAGCTACTCATTATCATTCGATTAATGTAGATCCTTGGTGGGCACCTAGTTATGAATTTGTGGTCCGTATTGATGATCATTTGTTTTATAAATAGCATATTATTATTATTGAGAGAGTTATATCATGTCAAGATACTTATCAACTAAACATTACGGTCACAACATTGGTCTATCAGCTGTGTTCCGTCAACCTAATGCAGACCATTCACACTGTCATCTATTACATGGATACAGCCTGGCATTTACATTTACATTTGGTTGTACTGAATTGGATGGTAAGAATTGGGCTGTAGACTTTGGTGGCTTGAAACCTTTAAAGAAGTGGTTAGAGGATAACTTTGATCATAAGACGGCAATTGATAAGAATGATCCGTTCATGCATAAGTTCATGGAACTACAAGAATTGGATCTTGCAGAGATTGTTGTTATGGATGGAGTTGGTGCAGAGAAGTTTGCTGAACATGCATTTCACTTTGCAGATAAACTTGTTCGTATGGCAACTAATGATCGTTGTTATTGTGTGAGGGCTGAATGTGCAGAGCATGGATCTAATTCAGCAATATATGAAGGAGATATGTATTAATGTCTGCAGAAGCTAAAAAGTATCATTATAGTGAAATCTTCAACTCTATTCAGGGTGAGGGGATGTATACAGGTCAATGGACTATGTGGCTTCGCTTTTATCTTTGTAATCTCCAATGTGATGGATTTGGTCAGGATAATCCTACTGATCCTGATTCTTGGGAATTACCTTATAAGGATTTTGATCCATCTCAGATTAAGCTGGTAGAAGATTTACCAGTTTGGGATAAAGGTTGTGATAGTAGTTATACATGGGCTAAGAAGTATAAGCACCTAATGACTAATCAAACGTCTGCAGAGATATACGAAGCTATTAAAGATTCAATTAGGAATGAATTTAATCCTGATGGATTATTTAAACATCCTGTGTCTAATCAGATTGCTCATATGTGTTTTACAGGTGGAGAGCCTCTTCTAAAGAATTCTCAGAAAGCCTTTATTGACATTTATTCTCAATTTAAAGCTGATTCTTATAATATTCCATCAGGAGTTACATTCGAAACAAATGGTACTACTGCATTGATTGATAGCTTTAAAACTTTTGTAACAAATAAAGGAATATATAGATCTCCTTTATTCTTCTCTGTTAGTCCTAAGTTATGGACAGTAGCTGGTGAGAAGTCTCAGAAGGCAATCAAGCCTGATATTGTACGAGATTATCAGATAACTGCTGAGTTAGCTAATAGAGAATGGCATATGCCAACAGGTCAGTTAAAGTTTGTTGTGGGAGCTCAACCTGATCAATGGGAAGAGTTAGATCACGTTATTAGTCAATTTAGGAAGGCCGGTGTTACATGGCCTGTATATGTCATGCCTGTCGGAGCTACTCTTGAGGAACAAGAACTAACTGCTGGTGATGTTGCTAAGATGGCATTTGAACGTGGTTACAACGTATCAGGTAGATTACATTGTTATCTCTTTGGTAACGCAATAGGTACTTAATTATAAATAGTATAAAATAAACCTTGCCTTTTATACTAATAGGTAGTATAATAAGGCATCTATAATAGGAACTTTATGTATGATGTCATTTACAGAAAAACGAAATCAGTTCGATGAAGCTAAATCTAATATGGATCGTACTGATCTGATAGCACGTGATCTACTAAAGTATAAAAAGGATATGGAACCAGGTGCATACAATGCTGCTCGTAAACATATGCTAGCTGGTAGATTAGATAAGGCTCAAAACTTTATTGATGCTGCACGCGCTAAAAAGTAATTACAAAGCAATAAGGTGATCCAGGAGTTGCACTCGTAAGAGTTTTATCCTGGCCGGTGCCGTCTGTCCTGCCCCTTTTCTACAGACAATAAACTATACCGAAAAGGATTTAAAATGTCAAAATCAAACCATGCCTTAGGTGTGAAAGTTAATGCACACCTAACTAAAATGGGTATCAATACTCCTACTACAGATAAACTCTATGTAGATTCACAAACAAAGATTGATCGTATTGCAGAGCTTACAGCAGAGATGCTTCAAGTATTGGGATTAGATCTAACTGACGATTCATTAGAAGAAACTCCTATTCGAGTTGCTAAGATGTACGTTAATGAAATCTTTGGTGGTCTTCAAGATGAAAACTTTCCGAAGTGTACTACAGTAGAGAACAAGTTCTGTCATGGTGACGAATTTGTACTAGAAAAGAATATTACTTTATTCTCTGATTGTGAACATCATCTGCGTCCAATTATTGGAAAGGCTCATATTGCTTATATTCCAGGTGCAAAAGTATTAGGTCTATCTAAGCTGAATCGTATTACACAATACTTTGCTCAGCGACCTCAAGTACAAGAACGTCTCAATCAACAGATAGCTCATGCGATTGCATACATTACTGATTCACAGGATGTTATGGTTGTTATCGAAGCTGCTCATACTTGTGTGTCTCAGCGTGGTATTAAAGACACTACGTCTTCTACTGTCACAGCCTGTGTACTAGGACAGTTTGCAGATCACGATAGTGGTCTTCGACGTGAAGTAATGGCAAATATAAATCGATAAAACTGTTGCCCTTCCAAGGAAAGTATAGTATAATAGATATATTGACTAACGAAGGGTTTTTTATTATGAAGAATTTTGAGAAGGTAGCACAAGCAGTTTGGGCAAATAAGTCTATTGATGTTAAACGTACTCTGTTGTTAGATACAATAGAAGATTTTGATCATAAGGGTAAATTTGAACAGAATGCTATTAAGTTTCGAATTGCAGTTAATAAAGCTAACTCAACTGAATTAGATTTTATTGCATCAAACTTAGCTTTGAACAAAGATTTGAAAGTAATCAAGTAGGAATTATATTATGAGTGAACGTTTAACTAGTGAGTGGACTGATACAACTGAAGAAGCATATGGTGCTCCTGGTAAGAAGGGTCGTATTGGCGAGTTGTTTATGAAGAAGGTTTTCGAGAGCTGGGGTTGGGCTGTTGAAGATTGTGAAGAAGATAGATCCATACAGACTAAGGGTATCGATTTATACTTTAAAGCTCCTACATGGCATAACACATATTCATGTAATGTTAAGAATAATATGTCTAAGTATGGTTCATTCTTTGTTTATGCAGATTGGTTGTTTAACCCTAATTATATTAATCATCGTTACTTTCATGTTAATCCAGATACTGGTTGGGTAGCATGGTATGGAACAAAAGAAATGAAGACGTGGTATAAAGCAAATGCTCGAGGTAGTGACTATATTATAATCACTCCATCCGACTCACCTAAATTCATATCAAGACGACTAGCTAAGGTAGAAGCATAATGAATAAAGTAAGTAACTTTGTATGGGTAACTTTTCAAAAGGAAGGTATTCATTGTTATCCAGATGCAGCTATAAGTGAGAAGTTAGATGATGTAAAATTTCTTGGGTATCCTCATAGACATATATTTCACTTTAAAGTACACCTGGAAGTGTTTCACGACGATCGTGATGTAGAATTTATTCAGTTCAAGCGGTGGTGTGAATCTTTATATGCAGGTGATGTATTAGAGATTGATCATATGTCATGTGAGATGTTATCGGATGAATTAGCTGATCAAATATCGTTGACATATCCAGGTAGATGTGTTATAATAGATGTATCAGAAGACAAAGAAAACGGTTCACATGCACAGTACGAACCTTAATCGTATAAATAAGTGAATGTACAATAAATCTAACTAAGGTAAATAAAATGAGCACTACTTTACAGTCATATAAAAGATTACAAGAAGCTTCGGCTGGAAAACTTGATCAAATGTTGGGATGGGTTATATATGGTATGGAATCCACCAACCATGACCACGATAAGTTGAAGAAGGCTTTCACTAAACAGTTTGGTGCTGCAGCAACTAAAAAGCATTGGGATGATTTAGTATCTCAAACTATGGGTGACTAAATTGATACAGGCACTGCGGTGCCTTTTATTATTATTATGGAGTAATTTATATAATGGCACTATTTGCACACATATGTCCAGGTGATCCTCACTTATTGGATATTCTTGTAGGTGATCGTTCTTTTCACCTAACACTTGCGCACCTCGTTGAAACAGATAAAGTGTATACTAAATGGTATGCAGATAAAAGTAGTTCAGCTAATGTAACCAATATCATGGACAACTCAGCGTTCGAAATGTATAAGCAAAATCGACCAATGTATCCGTCAGATAAGTTAATTGAGATGGGAACAGAAGTTAATGCTGACTACATTGTAATGTCTGATTATCCAGCACAACATCAATCTAAAACTATAGATGCAGCTATTGAGATGGCTCCACAATTACGTGAAGCTGGCTTTGGTACGTTCTTCGTCCCTCAATCAGAAATTGGTGATATTGAAGGTTTAGTTGATGCATTCAAATGGGCAGCACAATCTGCGCATGTAGATTATATTGGTGTTTCGATTCTAGCTGTTCCTAATGCGTACGGCGTAGAAAAGGATAATAAATTACAACGATTCTTATCTCGCTGGAAGTTTTTGAAGCTTCTTGATGAGCGTGGAATCTTAGATATTATCGTAGATAATGGTAAGATGATTCATATGTTAGGAATGGTTGATGGTCCTAATGAGATAGAATTATGTGCACAGTATATGGATATAGTTGATACATGGGATAGTTCAGCAGCAATCTGGGCTGGCTTACATGAGATTAATTTTGATAATTCTCCATCTGGATTGGTTGATGGGAAGTTCGAAAAGGAAGTTAATTTTGATTATAAATTAGTTGGTATGGATTCTACCAGGGCATTAAACCTAGTAGCAGCATGTGCATCTAACATTTATAAAATTGATAATATGATGGAGTTAACAAGTGAACGATATTAAGTATAGGTACAATGAGGATATGATCCTCAATGAAATTACAGATTACGTAAATGCTACATACAGTCAGCATTATGTTACTGAGGGAGAGCTACAGATCATCGATGTGTGGAAGTCGTTAGGTAATTTAGATACGACAGCACGTGATACAGCTATTAAGTATCTTGGGCGATTTGGAAAGAAAGAAGGTAATAATCGTAAGGATCTACTGAAAGCGATTCATTATATTATGTTAATGATGTACGACACAAAGGACCAATAGTATGAGTATGAGAAATATTGGGGGTGCAAAGTCCTCATCGTATCTGAGCTGTATCCAAGATGGTGATATTCAACCTAATGCAGTTGATTTACGGATTGGTAAAGTTTTCCGTATATCTAAGAATACATTTGAGATTGATGAGAATAGTAAGACACATCGAGGTTCAGATCCCTGTGAATTGAATCGTCATGGTGTATTCAATCTACCAGAAGGTCATTACGAAGTTATTATGGAGAATAAGATTAGTGTTGGTGGAGATGAAGCAGGATTCGTTATCACCAGATCAACATTAAATCGTAATGGTGTATTCTTAACTTCAGGATTGTATGATACTG